ACGAGTAGCTATCTCTTGATCTAAAGCGTCCAAAGCATCTTGTTTATCACTTTCAGCCTGAGCGATATTTTCTTCGGAGAAAGTAACTTGCCTTCCGGATTTCTTATCTTTCTCATTAACAGCTCGCATTTCGTCAATATCTTTCTGAAATTTTTCCTCTATCTCCTTGCGCTTTTCCGCATAGGTCTGATACTGCTTTAGCATTTCTTCTATTGCAGTCTGGTTGCCAGTAGATAATTTCTTTCCAGCAGCATTTTCAAGAGCCTTAAATTGTTGCTCATCCTGCTCTGATAATTGGTTGGTAGTTGGCTTAAATGTACCATTTTTGCCCTGAGATTCCCATATAGTTTTTTCCCACTCTTGAATTTTTGTTAGCTTATCCTCCTTTTGACGTTTGATCTGCTCCATTTCCTGCTCATAGTTGAGCTGGTTTTGTTCCAATGTTTTAGAAAGTCCTTCCTTATAGGTGTTGATCTCAGCTTGCCTTACAGCAAATTCCATATCCTTTTCAATACGAATCTGCTCTTGTGCATTACGTTTTATCTCATCGGAATAATCCTTTTGAGAAGAGGACGTTTTCCTATCTGGTAACTTTTTACTCAGTGAATCTATACGTCTTTGATAGTCGTTGTATTCAGCACTACCCTTAACGGTTTCTTTCTGCTCCTGTTTCAGTTTAGAAATACGGCTCTCTACTTGGCTAATAATTTGTAGCTCGTTTTCACGTTCAAGAACGGTAGCCTTTAATTTAGCTATATAGCTTTCCTGCCCTTTTACAACAGCATCGGTTACTACTTTGCCATCAGACATTAAGCCGTTGTTATCTTTGAGAGCCTTTTTGAAAGCCTCCAGTTTTTCTTGACCTTTAGTAATGGCTGCTTCTATCTCAGGAATGGATTTACCTTTGGTATAAAATACCTCTTCCTGATTACCAGTTTTCTGATTTTGGTTAGGATTCTCCCCGAAGCGTTTTTGAGCCTCTTTTATGATATTATTATAAATGCCACGAGCTTTGAATACTTTGGTTATTTCATCTTGCAAGTCATTAGCTATGTAGGTTTGCGCACCTATACCAGTCATGGGATCGCCAGGCAAGTATTTGGTTTCGTCAAACTGCTTTATAATATCCTGGATTTCTTTAGTAATTTCCCCCTTACCTTCCAGCACTGGCTTAATCTTCCAGTAATAAGTTTCCGCAAGGTCGATACCGTCTTTATCCTTCTTTCCCTTGAACTTATCTTTTAGTAGCTCTTCTACAGTTTCTTTGGCTTCTACCTCCTTATCCATGTAGTCATTAGAAGCCTCATTAACCGCTTTATCCATAGCTCTTGCACGAGCTGATTTTTCGGCTTCTTGCGTAATGATACGATAAGCCTTAGCCAGATCATCCAAAGCGTTCTTTTCATCCCCCAGCCCCTTCAAATACTCACCGTATTTGCTCATTATGGCTTCCTTTGCAGAACGGTATTCATCCGTACCTTCTTTGGCTGCTTTCAAACGTGCAAACATCGCATCAATTTGCAATCTTTCAGCTCCAATAACCTTTTCACTCTCAGATATGGCGTTATTTAGTTTTTCTTGCGCCTTTTCTGCGTCAGTCTGATAAGTGATAAGTTTATAAATACCATAACCGAGAGCTGCTATGGCTGCTGCTGCCAAAGTATAAGGATTTGCCAGCATAACGGCTTTCAACCTGGTAGCTACAGCCGTAAGCCTGAGCTTTGCAGTTGCCAACAAGTTTGTTGTAGTTACATTGGCTGCTTGTGCTGCTGTGTTGGCTGCTGTCTGAGTGGTATTCAATGTTTTAGCAGCCGTTTCTACCGCTACTTTCTTGGTGCTAAAATCACGTGTGGCTGCTTGGTATTGTAAGGCTGCTGTTTCTCTGGCTGTTTCGGCTGCGACTAATTTTCTTTCTGCTGCTTCTACTTGTTTTGCGGAGCCAGTAGCACCGATAGACATAAGTTCTGCTAATCTTTGCTTCTCCAACTCTTTAGCAGCAAGGTATTCGGTTCTCTTGGCTGCTACGGCTTGGCTGGCTGCTGAAACCTCTGTACGAGCTTTGGCTAAAGCTGCGGTTTGAGCCTCTATATTTGCTGCCATTTCAGCTTTTACGGCAGTTGCATACTCTAACGTGCCTTTGGTTAAATTCTGCTTTGAAATGGCTGCTTGCTGCTCTACAGTAAGCAATTTGCTTAGTTCCTCAGCTTCTCCAGTGGCTTTAATGGTAGTAACGGCATTTTTTGTAGCAGCAACTGAAATTACAGCAGCTTTGTACAAGCCATAAGTAACAATCAATTCTTGTATAGTTTCACCGATAGCCTCGTAGTTCTCTATAGCGGAGATACCAGTTTCCAGTATTGAATTGATTGTTCCCTCGTTAGCTTTCCCTACTTCGTTAAGCATTACAGAAATAGCATCGCTCATGTTGGAGATCTTACCCGTAATAGTCTTACTTTGCTCTTCCATCAGGTTGTAGAACATACCGCCAGAATTTGTAAGGTTTTCTATAACCTTCTGAACTTCGGGGAATCCTACCTTTCCTTCGGAAACCAAAGCCTTAACTTCATTTTCTGCTACGCCCAACTCTTTAGCTAATTCACGAATCATCGGAATACCTCTACCCGTAAATTGGTTAAGATCCTCAGCATATAGCCTGCCTTGTGTCATGGTTGTACCGTATAACCAGGCTATATCTTGTAATGGAATAGATAAGCCAGCAGCGATATTTCCTAACCGTACCAAAGTGTCATTCACTTTGTCAGCAGCTATACCATAAGCAAGTAATTGTTTTGCGCTACTTGACACACCAACGAGATCAAACGGAGTTTTAGCAGCAGTATTAACAAGCTGTGTCATTAAAGCATCAGCTTTAGCCTTACTGCCCAACATGGTATTGAAGGCAACTTCTAACTGTTGGTATTCGCCTCTTACCTGAGCTATCTTCTGAGCATATCCCAACGCTTGTTGAGCCGTGAAAAATCCAGTTGCAGCAACCGTTATTTTACGGAAAATATTGTCTATCCTGCTACCTTCCTTTTCGGCTGTGTTGCCTATGCTTCGGAAAAGAGAGTTAGATTTCGCCACATCGCTTTCAAATTTGGCGTTATCCAATCCTAAAGCCCACCATGTTGTACCTTCGTTGTTATTCATCTTCGTTTACGTCAAATATTGCGTTATTTACTGCATCCTGATTATTGGGATCATCACCATTTAGAATAATGCCAGTATCTTTTTTACCATCCTTCTTTGCTGAGAAAGAAGGCAGAACCGCATTATACAGACGAACATTGGCAAAACTCATTTTATATAGGATATAATCAAAAGTCAGATTATAAGCCTTTGCCATTCCTGCTACTACCGCCCAGATGCTATCGTTTCCTTCGGATCCGCTTCCCCTGCTTTTGTCGGTTTGAGAAGGTTTATCTCTATCAGGGAAGCGGTAAGCCCGAAAAAATCTCCTATCTCCATCCTGTTTATGATTTTTAGGGTAAGAGCGTTCACTTTACTTGGTGAAAGTTGTTTCAAGATCTTATCGGATAAAACAGCCTTGTTATCAATCGTAACCTTTTTGCGTGTGCGTACCAAACCGAATAAAGACTTTTGAACTACGGTTGCTTCTGTAGTTATATTCTCAGCTCCTAAAATGAGAGTAGCTACAATATCGCCTAAAACCTTACAATCTTTCGCAATACGGAGCGATTCAAATGTAACCAGGCTTTTATCTAACTCTACTTTAGGAAGCTGAGAAATAAGTTCAGAGGCAAGGATAAGAGTAGCAATAGAAGGAGGTGCAACCTCGTATGTTTCTTGTCCTATCTGTATAGAATACGGCTTTTGTAAGATCGTATCAGACACAAGCCCTTCTATGTTGTCTTTTCCCTTGTTCATAGTTCAATTAACCTACAGATAATGATTCTGCTTTTTTATACTTCTCAATCATTTTACCCGTCTTGGGCTTCAATGAGCTAAAGATGTATTTTAGCATTTTACCCTTTGCGGACGACCATTCTTCTTCAACCTCAACAGAGCATTTACGCATGATGAATCCATCCAGCGTATCATCTTCAGGAGTAAGGCGTACTGCATATTCATCTTTTACAACTCCGTCCTCTTCCGGAATAGGATCCTCTGTGCCAGAAGGAATAAACACACTCATAGCAAGCTGCTTATAAGACTTTTGCATTTTTCGAGCTACCAGTTCATGCCCTTCTCCGTACAATTCTTGCGCACTTCCTTTTACAGTTGTAAGAAGAACTGTATTTTCTTCGGCTGTGGGCATTGTTTTGAAACTGGAAGGAGCTGCATCTTCAGCACCAGTTAGCCCAAATTCGATCAGGGGTTTACCCCATGTAATACCACTGTTTGCCATAACTTAAAATGTTTTTAGTTCAAAATTGATCTTTACGTTTACAAAGTGCATAGCTACCTTTTCTGCTTTGTAGCTTTTAATTGTTGCACCTAAAGAAAATCTGTAATCAGTAGGTTTCAAGGCTCTAACAACCTCATCGGCTTTGCGTGCCAGATAACGGCATCTGCCAACATCTTTAACCAATACCTTACTGCCATTGTCTTTGTCGGGAACATAAATATTTACCGTTACGGAGCCAGTTTGAAACTGCCCATCCAAACCAGTAAGAAACGATACAATTATATCCTCTTCCATAGGGTTTAGATCTCGTGTTCCTTCACGATAAACGTTACCTTTTATTTCCTTTGCAAGTTGGCTGTTTGTGATAATGTTGAAAACGTCCAGCTCTATTTCATCACCTGTCTTATTCATTTCATTTCAAAGCCTAATTGTTTCATAATCTGAGGTACAAGTTTGTTAGCCAGCAGTTCGGAAGAAGTAAGGACATTATAATTACGGGCTTCTACATAAGCTGCGTAACTCATTCCAGTAGATACAATCAAGACAATACCGTTTTGATAGTTCTTTTTCAAGCTATCCAAATGCTTCTTTCCGTTTTGCCCACCTTTTGTGTTGGCAAAAGCACTTTCTTCCATAACTTCACCATTAAAAAGTACGGCATAACCGATAGAGTTTCTAAGGTTTCCCGTTCTGTCTGTATAGTTGCCGTTTAAACGGGCTTCTTTCAGACACGCTTCACCGACATAGATAAAAACCTTAATAGCTCTACCTATAACGGCTTTCTTGGTATCATCAAGAAAGTTGCTAAAAGCACTATCCGGCGTTTTCTTCGTGAATCCCATCAAACCGTAATCTTTACTCTTCCTGAGCGATTAACAAACTCAATATCCTGTACTTCAAACTCACCCAAAAACTGTGTTCTATCATTGGTAAGTTTTACCGTATCAGCTTGAAAATCCCTACTTTCAATTAGGATCTCATAGCTTTTATCAGTAAACTTACCTTGTTGATAGATCGTGTTGCTATGCTTTACCGTTTTGTACAGACAACGTATAGGCTCACTCCATGATACGGTAGAGATAATCGGCTCACCGTTACCATCCAAACCGCCACCAGATAAAACCTTATACTGTATTGTTCCGTTGTATTGCATAACTTACCATTGGTTAGAACCGTCTGATACAGAAGATTCTTCGACAAAATCAGAGCTATCTATATTGTACTCCCGACAAATAGCGGAGATACTTTTATTAATACGATCCGCATCCCACCCGTCAGAAATTCCACTTTCCGAATGGCTGTTTTCAGTCATTCCCTTAACGACACTGATAGCAGCCTTCACCAGTTCAACATCTTTGGGGATGAAGTTTTTAGAAGGATCTATACCATTATCCAAAAGGGTAAATTCAAGTACATTCTGATCCGGGTAGAAGCCGGAACATATTTTAGTGCATAAAGCACGGATAGCGTCTAAATTCGTCATAGGTTACTCTTTACATAAGATTTCAGAAAGAGCCTTGTTTTGCTCTTCTGTAAGTTCACCGAGTTTGTTGGTGATTGCTTGAACGCCAGCATTTTTATTGATTGAAACGCCAATCTCAGCCAAAGCACCTTTTACAGCACCGATTTCAAACTCTTTATCAAAAAGGCTAATTTTTTCGGGTTTATTTCCTTCTTTGTTAGCCTCCTTGATAGCAGAAATACTGCAAATTCCTCGTGAAACAAGATTATTTACACGATCCAAATCGCTTGTTGATAGAGTTTCACCAACTTGGTAAATTTTCTCCTTGTTGTCCTTATCTTGGAACTTCTTTAATACTTTTAATGTTACCATATTGCATCGTTTTTAGCCGACCAAAGAAGCTGCTGCTGCCTTCTGATCGAATTGTTCTTTCGTATAAAAAGTTACTCCCTCTACTGCTTCTTCCGGCTCTTCAAAGCCTCTAACTTGCAAGCAGACAATACCGTTAATTTCAGTGATAACCGGGATCAAACGGGCAGATCCTTGTGTATATTCACCAGCCTTTTGCCCTGTAGATTCACCAGTACGCCATTTGGCTATACGAATACCGTTACCAGCATTCATGTAATCTACATTGTCCTCTTCAAACAGCTCGTTATCTTCAATAGAAGGCTGGATAAAGCCAATCTTTCCAGCAGGTTTAAATACAATCATATTGTGATTCCAGGGATCTAACGGCTCACGTTCTCCGTCCTTTTCAATACCCACAAGACGGGTGATCTCACGAACTTTAGGCAGACCGTTATCAGCAAACAAGGTGTTCAAGTCTGGGATAGTAACAACCTTGCCGGATTTGTCCTTACCGTAGGCTGCTTCTCGAATTGTAATATCTCTTCGGATAAATGCAAGCAGTTCAGGAGCCATCAGTAACTCTTCAAATACGACACCTTTGTTTTTGAACAAGGTAACGATCATGGTAAGAGTTAGAATAATATCCAACTTGCCAGCTTTTGAGTTAGCGTCATTCCACAATAAGGCTGAAACGAGTTTGTTAGCTTCATCCATCAGGTAATCAATTTCAAACTCACGTCCACCAGGGTTGTTGATAGAAGGAATGAAACGACAAACACCGAAGTTTGATATAGCTTTCAGAATCATAAAATCAGCAGTATCTTTGCAGCCCAGATAAGCGTTTTCCACATCGTTGCGCAAAGTCTTTTCAATCTGCTTAACCTTTTGACCGTCTTTCAAGAACGGAGATTTATAAACTTCCAGCAACTTGCGGTAAGTGGAAGCCTTCATAAAGAACTTATGTCCGACACGTGGAATTTCTTCATTCCAAATATCAAAACCGTCAGAACGTCTTAACGGAGTGGGGGATTCATCACCGATCAGGGTTGCCATCACACGCAAATGATATTTGCCCATAATACCCTCAGCTCTCAAAGAGAGTTGCGGAGCCTCCCAATCAAACCACTCATCCGAATAAGTTTTCTGGAACAATGCTACTTCACGTTCTGAAGCCTTATCCAGTGTCTTTTTCCACGTTGCGAGAAAATCAATAGGTTTGCCATCTTTAAACAAACCAGTAAAAGTTGAATAAATAGATTTCATTTAGCACCTCCTTTTAATAAGTTTGCGACAATCGAATGTGAGAGTTCGCTTTTAAATAGCGTTTCGTGCTATCCTTCATGCTGTCGGGAATAGGCAAAACACGTCTTTCCATTACAGCATATTGCATAGTGTCCTCTGTAACATCTATGGCTGTTTCAAACTCTTTTACAGTAACTTCTTCGATTGTTAAAGAGTTAGGTTCACCAATAACAGCAGCATTAGTAGAGCTTTCAACAACCTCTACAAGCACATCATCTACTGCCAAACCTGAGATCTCGGCAGAAAGTGTAATTACATACGGAGCGTTTGACACACCAGGCTTTTCAATAGACACAATAGAAGGAGCATCTTCAAAAGTTCCACTAACGGATTTAGCTTGTAACAGCTTATCTCCAACAGAAAAGCAGGGTGAACAATAGCCATTTGAATACAAAGTGATAACTTTCTTATCCTTTGTGCCGATAGCTTTAACCTTCGCTGTTTTTACAATCTGTACCTTTCTTGTAACTTCATCGAAAATAGCGAGTGTTCCGGCAGGGATAATATCACCTACAGAAAAACGCTGTTTCTCCCGATCCAGATTAAAACCGCCTGGTACAATTTGCGGACTGCCTGTGAAAATCGGTTTTTCACCGACAAATGAGATTTTTGTTCGTTTCATTGTAAAATGATTTATTTAACAATAATTGATTCCAGCAACGCATCAGAAGCCTCTTCAACATTCTTTGCGTTTGCTGTTTTTACACTCTCTGGATCTTCCGAAATAAGGTTTTGAGTTATTAAGTCTTGTTTCAGACCAGCGCAATAAGCATCTGGATCCTCTTCATCAGGAATAACCAAACCTTTTCTTCTCCATTCGGGAATACCATGCTTGTTAAGAGCTGCTTGAACGGCTGTTTCACGATCTTTCTTAGCTTGCTCTTGTTTCATTTTATCCATTTCCGCTTGAAGTTCGGAGATCCGTTTGTTTGGATCGTTATCAGGTTCCTTTGGCTCCTTCGGTTCTTTAGGTTCTTTGGGTTCCTTCGGTTCTTTTGGCTCCTTTGGTTCCTTCGCTTTGTTAGCCCACCTGGTAGCTTCTCCTTGACTTTCTTTTGCCACATCCGCTATTTGGTTTGCTACTTTTTCGATTTCCGCTTCATCAGTAGAATCATCCTCAATGCTGCCACCCATTTTTTCGGTTATCGCAGTAAGGTACTTCTCTGATAAACCAGTGTCCTTACATAAGTCTTTGACTTTCTTAAAGAGTGTCTTATTCATATCAATATTACTTTAGTTATACTGCAAATGTAGGTAATATTTTCAATAACGGTGTATATATACACCAATGTTTTTTATACTTGTTTTCTTCAAAATCAGAGCTATAATCCTAAAATATCTATTTTAATAAGTAGAATAAATCAAAAAGCATACATTCTCACAATGTTAAAAAATGCTTTTTCTGAAATTATTTTGCAGTGTTTTTGAAAAGCTATATATCTGATAATGATAATATTTCTATGTTTTACTTAGTAAATATTGGTAATATCACTTGAAAATATTACCTATTTCATTTGGTAATATTACCAATGTTACATATATTTGCAACGTAATAAAAACAGTTACACGAAAAGAATATAAAACTAAATACATTCAGATATGACACAGAAAGAATTTGAAGAAAGAACGGGTTTAAAACTATCGGCAGATGGTTATACGGAAGTAGAAGAGTGCTACATGAATACAGACCTTGATAAAGACGCTTTTTGTAAGTTGTGGATGGAGAACCCAACAGCCCTAAAAGAGATAGAGCGAAAGACGGTATTAGTACGTGAACTTTACGAAGAAAGAAAGTGCCTTACAAACCTTCTGATAGATCAAGCTGAAAAGTGGAGCGCATCAGATTTGAGAGAAAAGGCAATCGCCATGATCGGGGAAAAAGAGTATCTAAGAAGAAAGATCGCCAAAGGGTACAACCTTTGGGATGCTGATAAAAAACTGTTAGACGAAATTTTAAGAAAGTAATAATCAGTAGAGAGAAAGCCCTGTATAACATACGATTATGAGAAAGTACAACAATGTTACAGTTAATTGTAAGAGAATAGCCGTCAATCCTTGCGCATTGGATGAATACGAAGTAACAATAAAGTCCAATGATTTAGAGCACGTGATATATACCTATAGTGGCTTATTTGAAAGCGATGAAGCCATTTGTGATAGAGTTTATCAACAGTGGTTGAAAGAACAAGTATAATAATCAGGTAGCCTTCGGGCTACCACAATGCAACACCGTATGAAGAGATATTATTTACAAGGCAAGGAGATTAGCGAAAAACAAGCTAAAGCTATTGAAGCAAAAAACAAAGAATATATAAACAGCAATGATATTTCGCTTTGGGCTAAATGTAAGTTTATAACAGTTATCAATAAATAATAACCAGTGGAGCTAAAGCCCCACATAATGCAACATCGAATATGGGAAACTTAATCAACATCAGAGTTTTACAGCATGATACAAACGATCAGATTCGTATCGGCATGGCTTATCCTATTATTGATCTGGATAAAGCAGAAAAGGGCATAGTAGATAATTATGAGAAGAAAACCGCTTGGTGTGGTGGTTTTAAAGCTGCTTGTGAGAAATATTACCAACGTATTGCTATTGTTCGTGCGGACACGCTGGAAGTGATACGACCAATTTACCCCAATAAATAATTATAGCCCTATGAATGAATACACATATATAATTTTCGATCACAAGGGAAAACGCTTGGGCAAAATTGAATTTGGGAAACGAATTAGTGTACCATCAGCCAGCGAGATTGAAGAAGCTATAAAAGATGGTTTCCCCAACGGAGCGACTTATAAATTAATCGTGCCTATAAACGTATGTATAAGCCAATAGAAAAAAATGAACGATATACTATTCAATAAAATAAAAAAAGCAAATAGTAAATATGCTGAATATCTATCAGCTTGCGATAAAGTAGCTAAAGCAGCCCAAAAGCATATAAACTGGAACGATAGCGTAGGTTGTGCCTATATGCCGGGGGACGGTCTTTGCATAGAGATTGAAGCCCATGTTTGCCCGGCAACAAGGTTTTTTGAACTACCTGAGATTATCGGTAATGATATAATTGATGAATATACATATCGAACTAATTGCATTTAATTAAAAATGGAACGAATATGAATACATTTTACATGGTATTTGTGGAAGGGTGTGCTACCCCAGCTTGCAAACATGATAGCTTAGATAGTGCGGAAAAAGAAGCGAAAAGGCTTGCAACTCTTTTAAAAAAGAAAGCATACGTTTTGTGTACTATAAAATCAGTTGAAGATACTCAATACAAAATTGAGGATTGCAGACCTGGTGAAAGTGATTTACCATTTTAATTTATATGGAAATGCAAAAACATAAATTCCCCTATAATTGGAGGCTTTCAGAAGCCAAATTCACGAAAGATAAAGGCAAAGTGTTTTCTTGCTTTGCGTGTGGTGGTGGCTCTACAATGGGGTACAAGTTAGCTGGATTTGATGTAATTGGCTGCAATGAGATAGACACAAAGGTTAATCGGTGCTATGTGGCTAACCACTCACCCCGATATAATTTTTTGGAAGATATACGAATATTGAGAGAGAGAGAGAGAGAGCTACCGCCCGATCTTTACAATTTGGATATTTTGGACGGTTCTCCCCCATGCTCCACCTTCTCCATTGCCGGAAATCGTGAAAAGGATTGGGGTAAAGAAAAGAAATTCAGAGAGGGGCAATCTGCACAAGTTCTTGATACGCTTTTCTTTGATTTCATAGCTTTAGCAAGGGTATTACAACCAAAAGTTGTAGTAGCCGAAAATGTGAAAGGTTTACTTATGGGAAGTGCAATAGACTATGTTAGGCGCATATATAAAGATTTTGATAACGCTGGCTATTATTGTCAGCATTTCCTTCTTGATGCGTCAAAAATGGGTGTTCCTCAGAAAAGAGAACGGATCTTCTTTATTTGCATTAGACATGATTTAGGGATCAATTTTTTGAAGGTATCTAATCTGTTTAACGTGGAGCCATATATAAACATGGAGTTTAACGAGGATCCTATAGTATATGGTGCTTTTGCGGATTATAAAGGAAGAGCCTATGAAGGCAGAATGAGAGAACTTTTTGAACTCAGGGAACAAGGGGATATAGCACTATCAGAAGCCTATAAAAAACTCACTGGTAAACGTGGCTTTTTTAATCAGCAGTTCTGTTATGAAGATAGAGTTTGTTATACATTGTCTGCACACCTGGATTCATTGATACCATTTAAGCAGCCCGTCTATCTATCCACTTCTGAGGTATGTAATATATCCACGTTCCCACAAGATTATAATTTTTGTGGTTTATCGCCACACTACATTTGTGGTATGAGTGTTCCACCCGTAATGATGGCTCAGATAGCCACACGTATTTATGAACAATGGTTGTCGAAATTATGAAAGGAATAACTAAAGCAGCAAAGCAAGCCAACGGACGAAGCCAGGCTTGCGCTACGTGTCCTCTAAATCGAAGTAGAGGTGTTTGTTTACCCGAAATACAAAGGGTTTGCTCAGATGCGTTTGTAGAAGGATTTAAAAAAGGTGTAAAATGGCTGCAACAAAAGCAAAAGGAGGTATAAAATGAAAATTAAATTGAATTGGACATACGCCAAAGGTGAGTTAGATACTGATACATTGAAACTTATTTGCCTACCAGCACGAGGAAAACGCTTGTTTGGTGCAGATGAATTGGATGCAGAACTTTGTATAAAGGACGGGATGAATTACCAAATAGCCGAA